GTAGACGTAGTGCCGGAAATGGACGCAGTATCGACAAACGCCCTAAACAACCCAAACCCAGAGAAGGTAGAATCTTGGGCTGTCGCTGTATCTGAGAAAGCCGAGTAGTACAGCGTCTCTGAATAAACAACATCCGCCCCAACAACCGACTCAAGAATCGCCGATGCAAACGCTGCCGACGCATAAGTAAGATCAGCACCGGAAGCGGACTCCAGCACTACGGCTGAAAATGAATTCCCCGCTTCTGATGCAAATGTAGCTTCCGCAAACGCGCTTGTTCCAAACACATTATCACGCCAAGATTAGATCGTTTTCATCAAACCAGCGCTTTTGAGTGGCACCGTTAGCATCCACCCACTCGAGTAGACACAACACGGTACCATCTTCTTCCATACGCAGGGCTTGAATCTCACCGCTAGGGATAACTGCATTCACCTTAACGGAGTCGCCTTTTTTAAACGTCGTTGCCATGTCGGTTCCTTTAAGCAGCATCCAAGCTGAAGTCGTAGCGCACGTTCAACACGTCACCAGAAGCAACAGTACGAGCACCGGGAGCTTGGAAGTCAGCCTCAGAAAACAGAATGCCCGTATTGACGGTTTTATCCTGAGTGTTAGTCAGAAACGCACCACGGATCGTAGCTGTGCCAGTGATGCTAAACGAAGCCTGAGAAGCCAAGTTATTAATCACAGACGGATCAGCCAGAGTAGCGGAACCAAATGTAGCCGTACCACGGTTTGCACCAGAATAGCCCGTTGCTTCTGCCCAGCCAGTATGGGATGCCATGGTGTCGTTGGAGTCGTAGGTAGAGAACCCAGCGCTGTCCACCAAACCAATATACCAAGCAGCGGTGTATGTTGCGCCCTTGAAGTACTGGGTGTTCATGTCTTGCAGACCTTGCTTGGTCACGAGGTTTTTAGCCTGCGTTTCCCATTTCAGGTTGCCATCTTTGTCATAGCAAGTCACGGTGAAGATACCGCCACCAGCAGCGCTTTGCAGCGAACCGGTTTGCTTTTCAACCGAACCAGATACACGGTCGGTGCTCTTTGCTTTAGCTAACATTGTAAGCTCCTTTATTAATGCGGATCAGTGCGGTAGTAGCCGTTGCAGGCGGCATTTGCACCGTAAAAAAAGTTGTTGCCGTCTTGTCCGCACCAAAATCTAAGACTGCAACCGACCGGTTACTCTTGCTGCTATTGTAGATCAAGCCCCCACGCACAGTAAATACTGCAGGATTCCATGTTGCATCAGCAAAATCTACATAAGATACACCGCTACCACTGGATACAACCACCCCGGTCAGCGTCACCCCGCCAGTAATATACCCAGCACCAGAGATTTCCCCAGCGGCGGTATAGGCGGTAGTGTTTTCACCAAGGTCGGCAGTTGCATCGTACAGGGCAAGCTTAAAAACATCCGTAGAAAAATCATGGATGCCTTGGAATAATTCTGTTGTAAACGAGGTGGTAGCGGTCTGTGTGATCATCGTACTGGCAACCTTACTTGTCCTGAACGGTATGCGTCTTGACGCTGGCGACCATCCCCGAGCTGTTTGAGCAAGGCAAGGGACTCGTTAAACATCTTGTCGTAGAGTGCAACCATATCTGGCTCACCCTTAATAAATCTTATCGCCTCAACCAAGGCACCGTTGAGCAGCACTGAATCAAAGTTATCGCCAAGCCATGTTGTACCGGCAGTAACAATCGACTCAGGGTAATAAAAGTAGTGTAGTTCGACGTTGTATGCTGCGTCAGGTGTAGGCCCAAGGATAAAGCTAAGCTCATTGGTAATAGTGGCAGGAACTCCGGACGTAGTGCTTGGCCCGAAAATGGCATAGTATTTTGGCAACCCGGTATCTGTGGGGGATGTGTATGCCTGTCGGATGAAGTTTGCGTCTTTGTTGAGCAAGTACTCATAGTTACCGTTTCCATCCACAACCGCCATAGAATAAACCGATAGAAAATCGGCTGGCGCGGCTAAGTACTTGTTGTTTGGGGACAGTTGCCCCGTCACATTACGACGCAAATTCGATATCTGTACAGCGTTGTAGATCTTCTGTTCTGCCTGACGGGTAAACAACGCAAGCTGATCCGCCGAAAACGTATTTTCGATAACGTCTGAAATATTGGCGCACAACTCAGCGTAGTTCATTGCTATTCAACCAATTTTGTTTTAGCCATGGATAACTTCTTTTTTGATTCGGCAGTCCAAACACGATTCCTGTTTGCCTCCGCAATTTTTGCTACGGCTTCTGCAGACATTTTACGCCCCTTTTGAGCTGCGGCAAGCTTTGCTTTTGATTCATTAGCCCACACTCTAGTTGGTCAACATGTAGATAGCAACAGGTGTGGCGACACTCACGCTAGCGGGCCTCTTGACATCAAACCTTTGGTAGCAGCACCGGTGCCACGCAGCTTGATGCCGCTTGTTTTCACATCTTCACGACCCGGATCGCCTGCACTGACACGCATCGCCACACAACCCGGACGCACATCTTTTGCAGACATAGTGTTTGGGTCTTGCACCTTCTTTGGGGCGGTTTTAGCGTCCACAGGCTTACCCTTCATCGTGTGGGGAGGAGCGTAGACTTCAGCGGGGCCGACCTGCTTGCCACCTTTAACCATACTGTATCGAGCCATTTCAGCCTCCCTGATTGGCAACTTTAGCCAAACCACGACCCACTGCTTTCATCTTCTCAGTGGTTACACCAGCGGATTTCTTACCGCCACCCATCATACCCTTTTTTGCGCCATCGTTTGGGAAGATCTTAACGTCAGTTTTGCCTTTCTTGGCAACCCCATCAGCGCCACGTTTATAAGCCATGGTTTACTCCTAAGTAGTGGCGACCGTTACGGTGCCTAATGATATGGTCAATTGTAGATTGTTTGGCGTTAAACCGCCATCCCTTGCACCACCAACAGGTTGCCAGCCCCACTGAATGACACGACTTCCGCCAGTCGGTTCGCCATCTACCCCAACTCCGCCAACCTGATACCCGATTTCTGGACGGGGGTTGCGAACGGCCTGTGGGTCATTGACAGGCGTTTCCCCTAAAAACAACTGTGGGTGCGTTGGATTCCAGCACTCTGGACACGCCAGTATATTGGTTTGGGTTCGCTTGATCGTCAATGCCTTGAGCTGTTTTAACTTAAAACGGAACCCGCATACATCGCACTGGGCGATACTGTGACGACCAGAAGAAAACTGGTTAGGCATGGCTTACCTCATCACACGAGGTACAAAACGAACCGGAGAGCGATCTCTATCTTCTGATGTAGCAAGATCTAGCTGCTCCATATAGTCCGCTTTCAACGCAATGATGCGCTCACCGGGCACGTCAGGAAGCTTCATCGACAAGTAATAAGCTAACCCAGCAATCATGCAGTTCAAGAAACGGAACGGGATGTCGAGATTATTCACCGCCGAGTTCACGTCTTGCATACGGCGCAAACGCCAGTAAACAAAGGTATATTGATCGCCGGGCTCATTAGGCGTAGGCCACACCGTAATCTTGGGGGCATTAACCCCTGTCACCTGATTCGTACCATTTGGGCCGGGAAGTGGGTATTGCTGCCCCGTCATCCGTTGAATCCAAACCTGAATCGGGCGACCCTGTGCATTCTTATTGGGGATGGTAGAGTACGTAGGCTCAGCAATACGGCTAATACTAATATCAATCTGGTTTTGTCCAGCACCGGTGCGAATCACATGATCCAGCAAGTCAACCGTATCAACAGGCAAATCATACGTAGACTGCCCTGTTACCATCGGAATAGCACCTTGCTCAATCGTCCAGAGGTTAACCCCCCGGTTCGCCATTTCTACCAGCAACAAGTTCATTGACCGACGAGCAGTACGCAAGTCATACCCGGTACGCATCTCACGACCGACGCGCTCAAAGGCTTCTTCAGCTATTTCCGAGAAGTCTAAGTTAAACGATGCGGTACCGGATGTCGCCATGTCAATCCCAAATAGCCATTATTCGTATAAACAACAAGTCAAGAATAAGAACATTTTCGCCCTCATCTTTGACAAACTCGAATCCCAACATAGCACCACAAATAAAGTCTGCTGAGATTTCGAGTGTGTTCATTTTTTCCCCGCTGCACGCATATTATCCACGAGATTCGGATACGGCCTACCCGCTGCTTTAGCCATGGCCTTAGCACTTGCCTTCTTAGCCGGGGTAAGAGGGGTAGACTTCTTCTTGGGGTTGGGTTTATCCCAGACC